CAGCTGCGCGCCAGCCTTGTTCGTAATGGCTTGCGCGAAATCCTCAATGGTGCCCAGCGCCCGATTGTTGGCTTCCGTCAGCACGTCCGAAATTCGCGCCATTTCCTTGGCGTTCTCAATCGGATCTTCCATCCGTAGTCCCAGTGACTGCTGGGCGCCAGCGAGATACTCTGTTGCTTTGGCCAGGTCCATGACCCCGGCCTGGGCAAAGCGGGTCGTGATCGGGAGCAACTTCATGGACTCGGACGCCGAATACCCGGCCGAGGCCAGATGGTAGAAGCCCTCGGCGGCTTGTTTGGCCGAGTACTTGGAGGATTCGGAAATGGTCCGGGCGACCTCCTCCATGTCCTTTCGAATCTTGGGCGTCACGCCGTCCATGATGGCCAAGGACTCGGTCATGGCCTTGTCGAACTCGGAGCCAAACCGTCCAATGGCCATCGCTGCCCCGACAATGGGCAGCGTGACCCCGGCCGTCATGCGGGATCCCAGGAAGAAGACCCGAGATCCGAACCGTTCGATCTGTTTCTCTGCGCGTTGGAATCCGGTGACCAGGGCAGAGGCATCGGTCCCGATGCTGATGAAGATCGATCCGACGCTAGTTCCAGCTGGCATTAGTCGTCACCCACCTTCGGCATCCCGGTCAACGGACGACCAAGTACCCGAACCGGATTAAGCGGATTCTTCACCGTCCCCATATGGTTGATGATCATGCACGCCCAGACGCAGTCACGATCTTCTGCCATACGGTGCCGCCACAGCCATCCCCGATATAGCGCCGCGTACTCGGCTGGAGTCATGTGACGAAACTCCTCGGGTTTTAGCTCTAACGGCCCGAACGCAAACGGCTCGTTCGCGGTAATCCACGTCCGCCAGCGGAAACTTAGTTTCCGGTGTTTTCGCCCTCGACCAGAACCGGACCCGGCGCTGGTGTCGGGGCGGGTGCGTTTCCCGGTGCCGGTGCCTCGGGCTTGTCTTGCTTGTCTTCCTGGTCAGGAGACCCCAGTGCGCCCTGTTCCACGGCGGCTTGGAATGCGGCCTGCAGCGCCTGGGTCAGATCGCCGCCCTGCTTGATGTAGGTGCCGATCAAATCCCCCATGCGGTCCACCGTCAGCCCACGGTCCTGGTGCTTCAACCCGGCCCACAGCAGGGCACGCGTCGTCGCGAAGATGGCCTTGGTCTGCATCAGCTGGGCAATGCCCATGCCGACTTCCTGTTCGAAGTCAGCCAGGGCATTGAGGTCGAAGCGGAGGGACCGACGCTTGATTGCGCCAGTTTTTTCGCGTTCGAAGGACTCGAACAACGTGAACGGGGTTTGCTCTACCAACATACGACACCCTCCTGGGTTCCACGGGCCGGAACGGGGGGTAGCGGCCCACCCCATGCGGACCGCTACAGTGGCCGTACGGCCGTTTTCATGGGGCGGGGGGTATCCGGCATCCCCCCGCCCGTGAAATGCGCCTACAGGGACGCTAAGCCCCGTCCGGATGGCGCTTACGTTACGGCGTCACGTCGCGGACCAACGCCGACCCGCCCCCGGCCCTGAAGGAACCGGTCGCCGTGCCCAGCGCTCCGACCTCACCGGTCAGCGGCGGGTACGACGCCAGGATGGCATTGCCCTGGTACTCGGGGTTCGTGGCGCTGATGGCATCCGTCTTGACGGCGCGGACACGAATCGGGAACGGCACGGCCCCCACCAGCGGGAACAACGTGGCATCGACGCTGGCAGCGGCGTAATCCTGGAGGAAGTTGACCTCGAGGGTCCAGTTCTTCAACCCCGGCTTCGCCGACCGCGTGCCGCTCGTGCCCATGGTCGTGTCGTCCAGCACTTCCGCCTCGTACGTCAGGGTGACGGACTTCACGTGATCGCTCAGATCGACGCTGTTGATGCTCACAAATGCGTCGGTGTACACCATCGTTGCCATGTCTGTGTCCTCCTAGTCGAAGTTTAGAGAATCCCGAACGTCCAGTACACCGTGAATGACGGATTCGTGCCGGTGATCGTCCAGCTGGCACGCCAGTACGTGTCCGTAACCCCGCCCACGCTCAACAGCTGCTTCCAGTTGGCACCGATAGTCGTCATCGCGTCGTGTGTCAGCTGTGTCGTCGGTGTGGTAAAGCCTGCGTTGTCATCCGACTCGATGATGCCGGTGAAGGTCGGCGCCACTGTTCCCGCAATCGCCGTCACATGCAGAGCGCTGTACATGGTGCGATTGACGGCCACTGCGCCGTACTGCCCCCCGCCTCCGGCACCGGTCGCGGCCTTGGCTCCGATGGCCATCAGCTGGCCCCGAACCAGCGGAGTGCCAGCCGCTCGTGCGTCCAGTGCCGTCCGCATCAGCGCACCGACTTCACCGCTGACCGGGCTGTAGGTCGCGCCCACGCCTTTCAACGAGTAGGTTCGGTCGCCCTCGGCATTGCCCACAGGCGCGATGCTGACGACTTCGGGCGTGGCCCCAATCCGGTTGAACAGCATCTCGTCCACCGACGTATCCCAGAACATGTTACCCGTCAGGGAAAACGTCTTCAGTCCGGGCTTGGCTGACCGGGTGCCGCTGGTGCCGAAGGTGGTGTCGTCCAGGATCTCCACCTCATACGACATCTCGCAGGACGAATGGAACCCGCTCAAATTGTACCCGCCTACGATGATCTTGGCATCCGTCAACGTCAACGTGGACATTCCTACTCCTCCTTCTTCCGATGTAGACGCCGAGACGGGGCCACCACAGGCTCAGGCTCCGAAATTCCTGCGTCCGGGATCTCCGGGGCCACCGTGACAATGGCCCCGATCTGGGTGAGAAACACTTCGGTGTCCGCGTCCATTACAGTCGTGAACACGTCGCCGGGTGCGTGCGAGCCGTTGACGACGACCGTTGAGGTACCGACGACCTTGTACGTCTTCATTCCACGACCTCCTTTCCGCAGACGCCGCACATCTGCCGCTTCATGTTCCCCATGGTCGGTGTCGGCATCCGGTGTTCCTGGGGATGGGTACACTCATCCAAGTTGATGGGCAGCGGTGTCGGCGGCGGAGACGCTGGTGCCACCCCAGTGACCGGTTTCGCGTGTTCAGTCAATGACTGGAACATGTCAATGCTCTGAATCAGCGCCTCCGCCGAAGCCCGTACCGCGATCAACTGCTTGACCACAAGATCTTCAATCACGACCGCCTCTTCGTGGCACGAAAAGTGATCGACCACCGATGCCGGTTGTTTTCATCAAGACCCAGATACACCGGGCCGTACTCCAACGCCATGTACAGATACTGCGTCCCCGTGAGCGTGCCCCAGTAATGATCCAGGGCATTGATGATCGCGCTAACTTTCGACTCACCCGTGTCATGGTCGGTGTTCCGCACCACGACCTGGAAGATGGGGGAGTCGGCAATCGGCGCACTCAACGCCGCGCCCATCGCTCGCACGGGCGATCCTCCGGACATCATCTGGACCGCCACACCTGCGGACACGCCCATGGGCAGCGGACCCAGGAACAAGGTCGTGCCCAAGGTACCAATGCTCTTCGTCACGAGATACGCGCCCAATTCGGTCAGGGTGCTCACTTGGCCCCCTTTACTAACCGAGGCAACCCGGTCCCTGCACTCAATCCCCGGCCGAAAGCCTTGGCTGCGGCTTCCGTCTGCGCCTTGATCAACGCGGCCGTGACTCCTGCCGCAACAATCTGGCTATGGATACGGTCCACGATCCGTTTCGAGATATAGGGTTCGTGTTCCAGATACGCATAGTATAGGAAGTGATCCCGCGCATTGGGATTGATGCCCGTGTTAATCGAGAACTTTCCACCCTCGTTCTCGTGAATGGCCGCTGCGTACTCGACGCTCGTGTCCCCGAACGTCACCCACCACATCGTCCGCTGTTTCTGGGTGAACTCAAATGTCGAAATAGATCCGCCGACGTTTGGCTCGATGCCTTCGATTTTCGGGACAGCCATCGCGTCCGAGTTCCGCACCGTCCCCGTATTGACCAGCGCCGTTGTCTCAATCGGACAGTAGTGTTCCGCTCGGCTGAGGATGGCATCCGCACCCGCATGACTCTGGTAGGCGGTGTGCATCAAGATACCCTTCTTCAGTTTTTCCAGGTTCTCGATAGTCAGTCGCTGTCCAGAGATATTGACCGGTTCGCCGCCCAGCGACGACTGGTTCGCCGCACGGAATAGGTTACGAACTTCTTCCTGGATGCCGATCAATGCCATGTTACTGACCCTGCCGATGATACTGCCATCCGCACTGGAGCTTCGTATGGTGATGCCCGTCTTCGTCAGTGGACCGGGACACGGCAAACAACTTCGGAAATCGGTCTAGCCACGCCCCGTCCACGGGCAATTCGACTTTGTCCTCCAACCCAATCGCGTCACCCCCCGAATTCAGGTAGATGTCGAACACCACGGTCTGTTCCTGGGTCTGCGTGCGGCGCAGGGACAAGTTTTTGCCGACGATTCGTGCCTGATACGCTTTGCCAAACGACCCGGCGTAGGACGGGATCCCATTCGAGGTATACCCCGTCCTGGGGTAGATGGTCACGGTATGCGGCATCATCGTCAGGAACTCGGACTCGAACATCTTACGACTCCGTGTTCGTCATCATGCCCCGCACAAACTCCGGCTGAACCAGGGACGTATCCGCCGCCGCCGCGTCCTTCTCGTCCACGTAGATGCCGCCAGCGGTCGGCACGGCCCACGGTTGCGATCCCGCTTGCTTGTCCATGGATTCGGCCATGGCCAAGTACGCACGAGACTTCTGGGATGCGAGAATCTTGAGATCCCCGACCCATTTGTCCGCGT